GAAACCTGACATAATCATGTTACCGTTTGAATCTAATAATGGATTACCAAATTGATCTTGTGGAAATAATCCACCTATGCCTCCTACAGTTTGCAATAAATTTAATTTTTGAAAATCAGAAACAGGAACGTCACCAGTAAAACTATCTACATTGTATAAATCTGTGTTTAAAGTTGGATCATTGGCAGCGTTAAATAAAGGATTGTCAAATACGTCTTTTTGTAATTCATATCTCTCGTCACCACCATATCCTGTATCGTAAATTAAATTACCAAATTCATCTGTTAATAAACCTTTATCTGCTATGTTTGTTAAAGCATAATTTTTTAATCTACTTATGTATGCATCTTTTGCTTCTTGTGCAGCTTTTTGTTGTGCAGCTTGTTTTTTATCTTCAAAATTAAAAAAATCAGTTGCTTGATTATTTGTTTGATTATTTGTTTGATTATTATTACCACCTGTTTCAGGAGGAGGTTCTGTTATACCACTACCAGCAAATCCACCAGTGGTTCCCGTTGTTGATCCGACGTTAACGTTAAATGGATCAGTCTGTTGGTTGTATATGTCAGTATGTGGATTTACCACTTTTAATCCTGAAATCGTCTTAAGTAATCAAGGTAATAAGGTCTGCCTTTTTCAAAAAATGGTGTGTTAGGACTTAAATAAGGATCATACATAGCAACATTTCTAAAATTTAATTGAGGATTCATTGGATCTCTTCTTGCTTTACCTTCAAAATATTCATCACCACCTACAAATTGATTTGGCTCATCCATAAAAGTAAACTCTTTCATAGCGTTACCAATTGGTGACCCACCTTCTTCTTCACTTTGTGCTTTTTGTGCTTCTGCTAAAAATGCTTTGCCTATTGATGAAGATCCTAATCCTGACATAAAATTATCCATGTTAAATCTTGGACTACCTTCGTCAAACATAGGTTGTTTGTAAGAATCAAAACCTTCTTTACCTATTGTATCATATCCTAATTGTCCTAATCCATAATTAATTCTACTGCTTATTTGTGCGTTTCGCATAGCAGTGTTAGCTGTGTCTCTGTATTGTCTTGCTAAATCTTGATCCGATGTTAAATCAGCAAGACGCATATATTTATCGTAAAATTCTTTGTCCTTATCTGTCATCATGGACATTCTAACATTATCATTTAATGCGTCGCCCATAATTTTTCTATTCTCTGATGCTTTCATTATTGGGTCAACAAACAATTGTTTACCAGCTTTTATCATTGCGTCATAAGCGCCCATAATGCCTTCTTCAGCACCAGAATATATATCTCTTAATTTATCTCCTGCTTTGTCTGCAGCTTTTGTTATAAATGTTTTGCCTGTGTTACGGCCGTATGTGCTTCTAGTAGGACTAAATCTTCTGTTGTTTCTAAAATCACGTGCAGATTTTCTACCTCTTTGAAAAGCATCTTGAGCGTCTCCGGTGCCAGAAAATTGTCTAGCACCGGATAGACCAGCTCTGTAAGCGTCTCTTACGTCGTCTCTTGCAGTAAATTTTACCACTTAAGCACCTATCATTGAATTAAGCACTAAAAGCACTATGATTGCAACTATACCGGCTTTAATCCAGTCTTTCATGCCCCAATCACTCCACTCTTTTAGATGTGCCCATAAATCTTTTAATAAATTCATGTTACCTCCTAATGTATCGTTGGTTTGTCCACATAACGTGTTAGATCATCTATAAAAAAACTATCTGCAACGCTAGCAAACACATGGGCCGTATCATCGGCACCAATGGTTTCAATATAAAGATTCCTTGTAACAGCCATTAGCGCACTTGCAATCAATAATTTATCCTCTTCAGTTTTGATTTCTAATCTTGCTGCTTTGTCTAAATTTTGCATAGCTCTACTAATTATCGTCAGTTTGTCGTCCATTATTACCTTTGTTTAATGTAGCAAGTTTTTCTGCACTTTGCAATCTACGATCTTCTCGCAAAGTTTCCATGTTTTCTTTTATGTCTTCAATAGTTTGTTTATCAGACTCTGCAACAGCTTTCAATCCTTCTTTAAAAACAACTTCTTCGCCTTTGGCTTTCATTTGATCTCTAGCAAGATCTAATTTTTCTGCTTCTATACCAATGTTAGCCATAATCTTATTGTCTTCTTGCTCTTGTTTTGCCGCTAATTCAACTGCTCTTAAATCAATTTCTTGTTGTTTTAATCTTACAAGTGGATCTTGAGTCATGTTACCAGCTTTTTCTTGCTCTTGTTTTGCCATCTCTTTTATCATTTCTGCTTCTAATTCAGAAATACGAGATTCTTTGACACGCATAAATTCTTGTTGTGCTTGCTGTAACTGTTGTGCCATTTGTGGATTTTGTTGTGCTTGTTGTGCCATTTGTTGCATTTGCATGTTTTGTTCTTTCATCTCGTCTTCAACTTGCAATGCAGCTATCAATCCTATGTGTTCCATTACGTGCGCTTGCATCATAGCGTATAACTGTGGATTAATTTGCACCATACGCGTAAACATAAATTCTGCGTGTGTATCTATATGTGCTTTATGATTTTGTTGTGGAAAAGCTTTTGGTTGTTGGCCACGCATGGCAACAGAGTTTTCCATAGCAGGGCTCATAGGTTTTGGTTGTGATGGATCTGGTTTTAATAATGCATCTATATTGTCTACGTCTAATGCCTGGTATACTCTTCTATATGCTTCACGTAAATTATGTAATGCAGGATTAGCGATTGCTAATTGCAATTGCTGTTGTGCCAACATAACACGTTGTGACATAGAAAATATATTTGGATTAGATACAGGTAATATATCTACACGTTCGTCAAAATCAGTTTGTTTTATAAATCTGTTTCCACCTTTTACCATGTATGGATATTCTGGCGGTAAAAATAATTGTATACATTTTGCTAATAAATTAAATTCTGTTGCTTGTGCATAATGCAATCTTTTGTGTATTGCACTCATGACTTTTGTGCCACGTTCTAATAATGCTAATGTTGTGCCAACAGGGTTTTGTTGATTACCTTCACCCATTTTCATGTCTGCAATTGCAGCAAATGATTTACCAGCATCGACACAGAAACCTAACAATGCAAATAACACTTGTGATGGTTCTTTGTATGGTAGTGGTAATAAAGATTCTTTTATAGATTGTCCTGTTACGTCAACGTCTCTAAACTCTCCTGGTTGTAAAGGTTGATCGTGATCACGTATACGCATGCCACGTGCTTTAAATCCTGCTGGTAGATTGGCAAGAGTACCTGCATCAATTAACTGTCGCAAAACACTTGTTGCAGTTCTTGACAACCCACCTAACATGTGAATCAAGCCAAATCCATAAAAGCCTAATCCGGGGAGGAACTTGTAATGTGTAAAATAATCTACTCTAGATTTTGTTGGATCATTTTCTGAATAATTTCTTCTTATGGATAAAACAGTAGAAGAATGTCTATCTATTGTAACAATGTATGGTAATTTAATACCACTTTCATCCTCAAAACCTGGAACGTCTGCGTCGACATGCATTTCTAATAATGTATGCTCGTCATCTCCTGCGTTATTGTCTGGTGATAAACCTTCTAATTCATCTACCTTATCTGTTACATCACTGTTTAAATCTACACTTCCTGATGTAATTGCTACATCTCTGTAAAATCCACTTACTTGTTGTTTACGTAAAGTGTTGCCATCAACTTTTGTAACATGTGTAATTCTTATTGCATCTTCTAATGATGCTGCACCATAATTTACAACGCAATCTTCTGCTGAAACAAATTTAGATACAGGACGCATTAACCCTGCATCGTAATATGTTTTCTTAAATGCAGATCCTGATAACGGTAAATAAAATAGTAATTGATCCATGTCAGGATCGTATTCTTTCATAATGTGTGTAATTTGATAATTCATGTAATCTTTTACACGTTTAGCTTGTTGTTCTACTTGTGGTGTAATTTCACCGACTATTTCTGTATTAACTGGTCCGCCAGGTGGCAATAATTCTTTATATGCTTGTGCTTGGAATTGTGTAACTGATTCTGCTAACAATGGATGTATAACACCACTAGCGCCTTCAAAAGGCTGTGTTCTGTCTTCGTATTTAAAACCTAACATGTCTAAACCTTTTGTGTAAGTATCTTCCCAGTCTTTTCTAGAATTTTTATCTGAGTCAAAAGAACTTGTTAAATCATCTGCAAACTTTCTTAACTCATCTTCTTCTATAAAATCAGCTAAGTTTGCATCAAAAGGTATTTGTGTTTGATCTATTTGTGTTTGATCAGTTATTTGTTCTGCACTTCCGTCTTCCATAATTTGGAAATCAGCGTCAAAATTTACGCCTCTATCTACATCAATTTCTTGTGCTGTTTCATTTGCGCCAACATCAACACCTGCTGTTGCAAGTGCGTCAATTGCTTTTTCTATTGTGCTGGCAGCGACTGGTCTAGTTTTTGGTTTTGCCATAGTTTATCCTATCATAATGGTGAGACAACATCAACAAAAGAGGGGTAATGTATATATCCACCATCTTTCTTGTATATTTCTACTGGTTTAGTATCTGTAGCTTTATCAAACGTTATCAAAGGTATTTTTGCATACGTATTACCGTCACCATCTTTAATGTTTGTTGCAGAAAAATCAAGGTCTAAATTTTTTGCAGTTACTTTCATGGCTTTGCTAGCAATATTGTCATAGAAACCTAAATTACCTTTTGCATTAGCTCCGGTTGCATTTGCACCTCTATTTTTAGCTAATCCTGTAACCATTGCAACGCCGTCAAACCCTTCTTTTTGTGCTAAATTTATAGCTGTTTTAATTGCAACTTTTGCTTGGTTTTCAGATTTTTTAAATGGTCCTTCTGGGAATCCGTCTGTCTTAGTAGCCTTTGCCATTTGTTCATTTATTACTTCTAAGTTGTTTCTAATAAAATCTCTCTTAGTTTTTAATCTTTCTAATATAGTTGCAGCAGATGGGTCAGTATGGTTTGTAATTTTATCAATTTGATCACTTACTTTTTCTAACTCAGTGGTCAATGTAGCTTTTCTATCATTAAGATAAGCCATATCTTTTTGACCTGGGGCATCGGTCCTTGCTGCATATTTACTACCCTTTTGCTGCACTTGTTGGTGCATATCAGACTGTATTTCTTCTATAAACAATACACGTCTACCGGATTCATCTACGCGCTCCGAGGCTCTAAACCACATAAAAGGATTGTTACCGTCTTGGTTTGCAAAGTGTCCATCACCATAAGTATATTTAGGTTCTGCTGCACGTTTACTACCTTTTTGCGGATTAAACGTAAACGGCACCTCTATGTAGTTAGTTCCACCCTTTAAAAACTGTGCACCGCCATGTCTAACGTCATTTTTAGACATGTAAAAACCTTCTCCATCTTTTAAACGTTTAAATTTGTCTAAAACTGATTTTGAATAAAAAGGCACAACTTCGTCGCCAACGCCGTTTTTAATTACATTATCTATGCCGTAAAATTTTTTATAAGTGTCATTTATTACAAATTCTATGTCTTTTGACATAGCGTCCCAAGAATCATACTCAGTATCTAATATTGTACCTATTTTTTTACGCATATTGTCACCTGCAAGATCTGCAGGCTTGTTTTTTAGTTCTCTTATTTGTTCTATATCTGTTTGATTGTTATATCTATTAGTATGGCCTAAAAAAAGTCTAAAATCTTTTATGCCTTTTTCAAAAGGCTCAACTTGATTAATTTTATAAGTTAAAATCGGTTTTTCTTTTTTGTAAATGTTAAGTAAATCGTTTTTAGATATTGGTTTAACATCC